ACTCGTTTCTCCTAAATCCCTTTCTAACTGTTCGATGAAATTTTTTCTGAACTCAGCAAATTCCTTTTCAATTTTTTCCAACATTTCTTCTTTATTGAAAGGAGTTTTCCATTCTTCATTGTCACCAAAATCATTTGTAAATTCCAATCGAGATAATTCACTGGCAATAGCATCTTTATCTTTTTCCGCCTCTTTTAACCATGAAAGTGCATTTTCTTTAACTTTTCTTTTTTCATATTCTTCCCATTTACCTTCAAGACGAATTTTATGTTCCATAGAAACTACACAATCAAAACACATACCATGTATTCTTTTCATTTTTTGGTCAAGTCTTTTTGGCATTCCACAGGTGCATGTTTCCTTTGGACAATTTGGGAATGAATTTAAATATTCATGTAATTCTTGTTGCCATTCTTTACCAAGTTTTATCTTGTAGCCATTTCTCTGTTCCCATTCATTTCCATCTTCGTCAAACCATTTATCACCGATGTTTCTTGTAATTTGTTCTTCTTTATTATTTTCGGTATAACCAACACTAATTTTACTTTGACTATCGTGTTCACCGGCAAGAAGTTTTTTTACATCTTCAAGACTTTCAATTTTAATGTCCATAACATAACCTTTTATTTTATTATTTCATTGTAAACTTTGTTCCAAAATTTTCTCGTTATCATGTGCATAGGTCTTAAACCTTTCTTATCATTTTTAATTTCTTTCATTTTTCCACGTTTTGTATTGAACTTGGAAATTACCATATTGAATATATCAACATCAAACCAACCAAATATAGAAATGAAACGAGATTTTAATTCAGCTAACTTTGCACTTCTATCACTTAATGCGGAAAAAATATTTTTTTGATTCATTTCGCCAAAACTTGGAATGTCATATCTAACATGATTCGTTATCATATAATAAACATATGGATTCTGAATATCTTTATATGGCAATCTACTTGTACCATTCCATCGCATTAACCGTTTGTAATCTTTTAATTTTGATACATCATCTTTGTCCACCGCATAAATTACAATTGTACTTTCATTATCAAACTGTTCAATTATGTCTGTTGCATGGAATGGTGTATTTGATTTCATAATTTGTTTAACATTATGACGACGCATTATTGAAGATTTTTCATCAAACGATAATGGTTTTTCTATTGGATCGGTAATGTCATTTGTTACTATGAACACATTATCTTTATCAAATTTACGGCAAAGTCTATCATATTCTTCTTTATGATAAATTGCCATAGGTTGAAATTTTCCGGGATAAATAACAAGAATATCCTTGTCCACTAATTCATTTTCATTGAATATGGCAAGGTTCATTTCTTTAATCAATTTATTCACTTTGTTATTCATTTGTTGATCCAGGTTTTACAGGCCAAATTATATTAAATGGATCAGGTTGCAATGTTATATCTCTCAATGACTGACGGTATAATCGCCATAAACCTTTTTCTATTTCTGTAAATGGACTATCCATAACTTGTGTCCAATCACTTTCCATCAATTCTGTATTCCTACGAGCACGAACATTACCCCATGCATTTTCAATTTCGTTTTGCATTTCTACATCGGACTTTTTTCTTATAGTTTGATATTCAACAACTTCATTTTCTTCAATTGAAAAATAAGAACCATCTACAACATCATACACATCCTTTTGTGCTTCAGCAAAACGATACGGGTACCAACCATAAGTTTTAAGAGTTTCTGCATCAAACAAATCAAAGTTTGAAACATTTGCCCAAACATTAGGTAATGGTCTATTACTTTCCTTAACTACTCCGTTTTCTACAAACGCATATCTCATTGTTAATCCGATTGGTCAATAAATATCATATCAATAAATATGTTTATACAATGGAATCCCATAGTTTCTTCCAATCAATATAAGGATCTAATTGTCTTTCATATCCCATGTGAAGAGCAAGTGATGGAATAGGTGTAAATAGTTTTACTTCCCAACGCCAAATATGATTGATAGTAGTTCCTTCTTGTATTTCATTCGCCTCACCCCACTCTGTCATATATTCTGTTGCACATGTATAAAATCTACTCCAAAACTTTCTTACTATTTCAGGACTACACATGAAAGTAAATGTGGAATACTTGTTTGTTCTCCAATGTCTATCTCTACCAAGAACAACTCTTGTTTCATCAATAAACTTTGGTAAGTAATTATCTGGATCATCATAAGGATGAATTGCAACCTCTGTTCCTAAATTACCTTTGAAACGAATGTAAGCGTCCACCATATCAACTATTGCGTTTGGATAGTGTAAATAATCATCTTCTACAAAATAAACCAAGTCAGCTTCTGATGAACGACCTTTATCAAATTGAGCATGACCGGATGCATTCCATCCACGCAATTCTAATGGATTAAATTCGTAAGTGTGTTTTGATGTTTTGAAAATTTCATGTAACCCATCAATCAATTTTTGTGATGAATGGTCATCGAACCAAACAAAATGTATTTTCCCATCATAATGTTCCGATGATTGCACTAATGACTTAACACATTTAAGAACTAATGTAGTTTTATCAACGCCACAGTATCTCGGTGTTGGGTTTGCATGAATATCTATGAAACTATGTGTCCGTAAGACAATATCTATACTTAATTTTTTTGAACTAACCATGTTTGTTCTGCTCCTTGGTAAGCGGCTGACCTAATACTTGTTATTTGTTTTTCATTAAAAATTTCTTTTACTGCCATATTGATTGGAGGCCATACATAATCGTCACCGGCGATATAACCACCACTCTTAACTTTTGGTAACCAGTGTTCAATATCTTGTTTCACATTAAAGTAATCATGTGCACCGTCAATGAAAACAAAGTCTAAACTATTATCTTCATATAATTTTGATGCTTCAATAGATGGCATACGAATAGGATTGATGACAGACTTTATAGGTTCTATATTTTTCAGAAATTCATTGTAAAGTCCGTTTGGAATTTTTAGTAATGGTTCGTATGAAACATTTTCAGGATTCAAATGTTCGGTTGAACCTTCCCATGTATCAACACAATCAAATTTTATTCTCTTTCCGCTGTTGATTATCTCAACACCCATATATGTTGATGATTTGCCCTTCCAACTTCCTATCTCTACAAAGTGATATTCGTCTGTATCGTTACATGATGATACCATTTGTGTAAATAAATTCTCTTGAACAAACCAACCGTGGATTTTATAGTAGTAATGGTCTATCATTTTCCATGTCCTTCTGCTAATTTAGTCAGTTCTTCACGGATTTTTTGGAAAGGAGCTTCCCATTCACCATATTTTTCTTGTCTGAATAGTCTAACCGAATCATACCAACGAGAAGTATTACCTGGAACAACCCAAGTATAGTATGGCATAATAGGCGTTACTATCCAAGTTGGTTTACCCATAGCGGCCGATAGGTGAGCAACTGATGTACAAGATGTAATGATTACATCACAACCTGCAATAATGTTAGCAGTTTCATCCCAAGACTTCATTTGTTCACGCATATCACCAAAAGGTAAACCATCAACAAGATTTTCGTCACGTTGAAGTGAATAGAATGTTGTATTTGGTATATCGTGTAGACCAATCATCAATTCAGGTGGAAATCTACGGTGTTGCTCATCTTCAAATTCAGGTGAACCACTCCAACGAATACCAACTTTAAGATTACCCGGCTTTGAAAACAGTTTTCTCGGTTCTGTTGGGGAAATAAACGGTGAACCGTCTAAATCTTCGTATTCCATATCCAAAACATAAGCGGCAGACATTGCAGGCACCCAATAATCATAGTGTGCACACATAATTACTTCGTTATCTACACAAATAAAACCGTGACGAGAGAATAATGCCTTCAATTCTGGTGCACAAGACACCAAAACTCTTGCACCCATCTCCTCAAACCTTTTAGCAAAACGAAAATTAAGAATTTGGTCTCCATAACCACCTTCACAACGGAAAAGAAGTGTTTTGCCCTCAAGTGGTTCATCTTTCCATATCTTTCCTGGCAATGCAGGAAGACCAAAGACATCAATGAAACGACCATAATTGAAATGTTCAAATGCTTTTTGCATATTGCCATTCCGCATTTCGTGCCATCCTAAATTAAAAAGAACACGATAGTCATTTTGAGGTTGGTCTCTTAATATCTCCTCACTTCTTTCCGGTGCACCATTGATGGCATAAGAAAGTGCTTCATCAAGTGGATGAATTTTTTGTTCCATAACATATAACCTTTTTATACTTCAAAAATATAACAAATATACGAATAATTTACAATATAAGCAAACTTTATTTTTAATTAGTATTGTTTTATACCAACAAAATGAAGTTGTGCCCCAAAATCAACCCAAGTCGTATCATTACCAATTTGAACTGGTGATGATTTACCAACTAATGTTCCGTCACCTAAATTTCCTGCAGTATTTGAACCCCATGTCCAAAGTGTTCCGTCACTTTTCTGCGCAATTATTTGATTACCACCGGCAGAGAAATTTATATGACCTGCAGTAACACGAACCCAATCTGTATCTGCACCAATTTGTGCAGGTGTTGAACGATTGATGTTATATGCATTTACATCATATCCAGGAGCAGTATTTCCAGTTGTTAGAGCATATCCGTTATTTTGCAATAAAACTGAATTTGCACTTCCTAAACTTGCCGATACCCAATTACTTAATGTCCCAACTTGAACTGGACTACTTCTACTTACAGTATCACCTAATCCCAATCTTGCAGTAGCATTTGTACCCCAAGCCCAAAGTGTACCATCTGATCTAATTGCCATAGATGTACCGAATCCAACAGTCGCAGAAACCCAATCGGATCGTGTTCCTATTTGTACTGGACTGGAACGATATTGAAATCCAGGAAGATTCAAACCTAATTCACCACCTATGTCATTTGATCCCCAAGACCATAGAGTTCCATCTGATCTAATTGCCATCATATGCGTAGCTAAACCGTTCACACCACTGGCAAGGCTAGACCAAGTTCTTGTTCCTATCTGTACTGGACTACTTTTATTTACCGCATCACCTAATCCTAATTGACCATAAGTATTACTACCCCAAGACCATATTGTACCATCTGTTTTTATCGCATATGCAGTACCGAAACCACCAACTACTTTTGCCCAATTATTCAATGTACCAACTTGAACTGGACTGGATATGGTACCGGTATAACCCAATCCAAGTTCTCCACTTGCATTATATCCCCATGACCATAGTGTACCATCAGTCTTAACAGCAAATGAGGCAAGATACCCACAATCTGCGTCTGCCCAATTTGAAAGAGTACCAAGTTGAACTGGACTACTACGGTTTATACTAATTTCACTAAAATCATTGGGGTATATTCCATTTGTATATGCATCACCATTGTTCTGTAAAATTACAGAATAATTAGTAGCTAAACTTGCAGAAACCCAATTACTCAATGTACCAACTTGAACTGGACTACTTATGTTATTACGTTGGAAGACGCCTAATTGTTGATTTGGAATGTTTATGCCTAATCCCCATAGAGTACCATCTGATCTAACTAACATAGTATTTGAAGCACCTATTGTTGCGGAAGCCCAATCAGGTCTTGTTCCTATTTGTACTGGACTGGAACGACTTATATTATCATCCAAACCCAATCGACCACTATTACCAGAACCCCAAGACCAAATAGTTCCGTCTGTTCTAACAGCAACTACATGAAGTGCATTGGATGCAGTTCCTCTAGCAACATTTGACCAAGTTCTTGTTCCTATTTGTACTGGACTACTTCTATATGTACTAACACCAAAATTATTTTGACCTAGTTCACCATTGTCATTGCTTCCCCAAGCCCACAACGTACCATCTGTTTTTATTGCATATGTTTTTGTACCTATCGCATATGCAGTTGCCCAATTATTTAATGTTCCAACTTGAACCGCACTTGATCTATTAGTTGCAACACCAATTCCAAGTTGTCCACTTGTATTCAAACCCCAGGTCCAAAGTGTGCCGTCTGTTCTAACAGCAGCAGAATGAAAACCAACAGAAGCATTTGACCAATTACTTTGTGTACCAATTTGTACTGGACTACTACGGTTTAGCAAAAATCCTGTATCATATCCAGGATGAACACCATTACCAGTTGTTAGTGCATATCCATTATTTTGCAATAGAACAGAATTTGCATTACCTGAACTTGCAGAAACCCAAGTATTTAATGTACCAATTTGAACTGGACTTGACCTAGATATGTTAGTCCCATCTCCTATTTGAGTATTGGTATTTATACCCCAACCCCATAAAGTTCCATCGTTTCTTATTGCCATGGTAAAAGAATATCCAGCGGAAACATCCAACCAAGTATTTAATGTACCAACTTGAACTGGCGAAGATCTATGAGCAGTTGTTGCCAAATTTAATCCCAATTGACCAACATTGTTTAATCCCCATGACCATAAAGTGCCATCGGTTTTAACGGCATAAGTATTATCAACGCCAAGAGAAACTACTGCCCAATTTGTTTCTGTCCCAAGTTGCACCGGACTAGATCGGTTTGCTGATGAATTGTTACCTAACTTTCCATTTGTACCATTACCCCAATACCATAGTGTATTATCATTA